TGTCGTTGGCACCCCGGTTGCTTATTACCCCACCGGGATGATTGAGGGGTCGGATGTGAGGGTTGGCTTTATCATTCGCATATCGCGCTCTGGAAGGAACGTGGTTGTGCGAACGGCTGAGGGCGGGCACTTTGAGTCTGTCCGACACATAGATGATCCGAAGCTGAAACTCAACGTAGACCACCGCGAGGCGGGTGCGTGGGATTTCACGGCATTTCACAAGGCCGAACTTGTCGAGAGACGGGATATCAAGAGCAGGCTTAACAGTCTGGAGGGCCGCAAGTCTGCCACCCCTCCTGCCTTGGAAGAAATTGAGGAGCCGTACTCTAACCTGCGGGCTAAGGCCATCGAACTGGGCATTGAGTTCAAAGGTAATCCCAAGCGACAATGGCTTGAGATCAAGGTTGCCGAGTATGAAAATCGAAAGCAGGAGCATGAGGTAAATGCCTGAATGGGATAAGTCTTCTCACCCCACTGCTCCGATTGTTGATCTGTGGCTGGAGAAGATAAAGGATGCCAAGAAGCACAAGTGGGAACGCTTCGGCAAATATGCCGATGAGTGCATGAAGTTCTTCGACGGCCCGCATGACTGGATGTGGAAGGGCGAGTACGCCAAGGCTCCCGGTGGTTTCCTTGACAAGGATTCCCAGGGTGCTGCGCCCACCTTTCGCATGACGGTGAATCGTGTGTTTGAGGCTGTGGCGCTGTTTGGGCCGGTCTTGTATCACCGTAATCCGACCTTGCAGGTTACCCCTCGCTTTGGGCCGGAAGTTGCACCGGAGGCCCTGGGGATCAACCCGGACGACCCTCAGATGCAGCAGTACTACACGCACTTCCAGACCCAGCGGAAGTTTATCTCTGAGATCAAGCGAACCCACGCTTCGATCAAGGAGCATTATTTGAACTGGTTGCAGCATGAGACTGACAAGAAGGTTCAATGCCGCCGCGCTATCAACGAGGCGATTATCAAGGGGATGGGACTTCTCTGGACGGAGATATATCAGCCCAAGGGTTCGGAGATCCGGCACCCCAAGAGTTACTACCTTTCGGTTGATGATCTTGTCATAGACCCTGATGCCCAGTATTGGGAAGACATCCAGTGGATTGCCCGTAGGCTGGTTCATCCGACATGGCTTGTGGACAAGAAGTTTAAGCTGGGCGGGAAACTTGTCGGGAACCTTGAGTCGATGGGAACCCAGGGGATGTACAAGTCGAAGGGCGGCAAAACGTCCAGCGAGAAGCGGGACGCTAAGACCTTTGATCTTCTGGAATACTGGGAAGTCTATACCAAGTGTGGCTTTGGTGACCGTCTCCGGTCTTCCAAGGAAAGTATCCATAAGTCGAAGTATAACTGGAGCCAGTTTGGAGACTTTAGCTACCTTGCCGTCACACGGGACGTGCCATTCCCGCTGAACCTTCCCTCAGAGGACTTGAAGAACAAGAGTTTTGGGGAAGTGTTCATGCAGGTTCAGTGGCCGATTCCTTTTTGGACGGACGGTGGGTGGCCTTTCAGTAAACTCTCCTTTCACGACAAGCCCAAGGAAATCTGGCCCATCTCATTAATTAAGCCTGCTATTGGTGAGTTACGTTTTGTCAATTGGTGCATGTCTTTCCTTGCCGACAAGGTTGCAGCATCCAGCACGACCTACATAGCGATAGCCAAGGCTGCCGGGGCGGAGATTCAGGATCAGATAAAGTCCGGTCTTGGCCCCTATACCCACATTGAAATATCCGAGTTGTTTGGGCGCAGTGTGACGGACGTGGTTTCGTTTCTGGATGCCCCGCAGTTTAACTCGGACATCTGGACGATGGTGAGCCAGGTTCTCGACTTGATTGACAAGCGAACGGGCCTGACGGAGTTGATCTACGGTTTATCTGGCCCGACCCAGATCCGCAGCGCGGCGGAGGCAGAGATTCGCAACCAGAACGTGTCTATCAGGCCGGATGATATGTCCAGCCAGGTAGAGGATTGGCTAAGTACGTGCGCGATGAAGGAGATGGAGGCTGCCGAGTGGTCTTTATCTGCTGACGACGTGCGCCCGGTACTAGGGGCTTCGGCTGCGTACATCTGGACAAAGCAGATCAAGTCCCAGAGTTTTGAGAAGACGGTACGGGACTACGACTACCGGGTGGAAGCTGGAACGGCCCGCAAGCCGAACAAGGTCAACCGGGTACGTCAGCTTAACGAGTTTGCCCAGATCGCCATGCCGCAGTTGCAGCAGTTCGCAGCGCAGGGGAATCCAGGGCCATACAATGCCCTTATTGAGGATTGGGCCAAGGCGAACGACCTTGATCCTGCCCGCTACATGGTTGCCGAGGAACAGGGGGCGGGGCCAGAGGAACAGCAGCAAGAGCAGATGCAACAACAGCAGCAGGCACAGCAAGAGCAGATGCAGGCCCAGGAACAGCAGGCCCAGGCCGAGTCCCAGGCAGAGCAGCAGAAGCAGCAGGTTGATATGCAGATGAAGCAGATGGACTTGCAGGGCAAGCAGTTAGACATGCAGGGCAAGCAGCTAGACATCGAACTCAAGAAGGAGAGTATGGGAATAGAGAAGGAGAAACAGCAGCTTGAACTTGAGATCATGCGGGAGAAGAAGGTGGGAGAATGATGCAGGATCACAACGATATTTTGAAGAAGCTGCTCGGTGCCGTGGATGACATGGACTTCGGGCACATGGAGCATTACTACAGCGGTGGCCAGCGTGCGCCGGGCAGGGAGTTGATCCGCCGGGCCAATCTTGCCAGCAGGGTAGACGTTCACAGTGAGCGAATGCGTCGTCCGGGTGACGAGGAGTTTCTGGCTGAGAAGAAGAAGGCTCCTTTGGTCATGGCGCTCGGTACGATTTCGACGCCACAGGGAACTGTAAAGTTCCGCAAGCGGCTTCAGTAGGAGAAAGAACAATGTTTGACATACGAAATGTCGGAGATCCCGCTAGTAAGTACGAGAATTTAATCAGGGCCAGCAGGGTTCCTGCGCCCAGCCCAGAGGAATGGGAAATGGAGCAAATGGCTGCTGACCTGGAGGAACAAAAGGCGAGGAACTTCCAGCCTCCCCAAAATTTGCTGCCAGATTTTCAGCGTCTGGATAACAAATTAGAAAGAATGAAGGGCGAACTCGACATGGAACTCGACCGTCGGATGCCGTGGCAACTCCCTGTTTTACTACCCAAAATTCGCGGGGCAGAGCGGATGGGGAGAGAAATCTCTAGACAGGCAAGGGAGGCGGCTCCCCCGCCAACCCGACCACTCCCACCCGCTGGCCCACTAAACCAACAGGCACCAAGGCCAAGGCCGTTTTAGGGACACAGGAGAAAGAACAATGGCATTTAGACCAGATCCAAACGAGTTCCCCGGAGCACCTGTTCCTGCGCCCAGCCAAAAAGAATTTGAAAGGCAACAAAAGGCTGCCGAAGCTGCGGCAGAGGCGGCAAAAGGCGCTGATTTTGAGGGGCGCATGGCGCTCATGCGTGAGCAGGCAAAGAAAGTTCGCAAGCAGATGGAGGAAATTGAAAGGCGAGAGCAAACCATAAGGCAGTTGCCGCCGATTAGACCTCCCGGCTTTTACAAGAACTGGCCCCCGATAGATCCGCCCCCAACCCGACCGCTCCCCCCCGCTGGCCCACTAAACCAACAGGCACCAAGGCCAAGGCCGTTTTAGGGACACAGGAGAAAGAACAATGCCACTCGGAGATCAATTATCAAGATACCAATCGCCTCTTACACAGTCTTTATCGCCACCGCCGCCGCTTCTGCCCCCGGTGAACCCACCAGACCCACTCCCCCTCCACTGGGTGGATAAGTATTATCGGAGAGAAAAGGGATTTGATCCCAGCGTTACAACCGGGCCGAATCCGGCCCCGCCACCGCCAATGCAGCCTCCGACTCCCATACCCCCTGAACTATCACTGGCAGACCGCCGAGCGGAAGCAAGGAGAAACTTTCCTGAAGTATTTGACGCAACCCCTAAGTGGTTACAAAGTAACCCAATAGATGACCAAAAGATGTTGTGGCAGGCACAATGGGAAGATGATACGCGCAGGGATGTGCAGATAGTGGACGATTGGGGTAATCCAAAATACCATCGCGGTCGTCAGTACCCGGCACGCATCCAGAAACCAAAACTACCACCGCCACCAAGGTAGGAGAAAGAACAATGCCATTAGGAAACAGATTAACGACGCCGCAAACAGACTGGGGCCAGACTTCGGGAAATGAAGATTTTATCAGGCAGGCCCAGAAACAGCAGGTGAAGGACGACAGAAAAGCTGCAAGGCAGCAGATGAAGAAATCTGAGCGGGAGGCCATGGCGCAGGGTTTGGTTGAAGACCCCGAAGCCTCTACACGCTCGGAGGAAGACTACAACGCAAGGAATTTTGGATTTGATCCGGCGCCGGATAATCTGCCATATTCAGGTAGTCCTGGGATAAATCTCCCAGGCATCGGTGCCTTTCCTCCAATACAACCAGGAGCAGTTGACCCTCAAATGGGCTTCAGGCAACTTCCAGACCTTCATCCGCTCCTTAACCCTCATAGAGACCCCCCGACACCGCCCGTGGCGGGATCATGGGATCCTCTCACCGGGGAGCCACACACCGACCCCCAGTATGAAGCGAGACTGGAAAATTGGAAAAGATACCAAAGGGAGCGGAAAAGAAGGGGGGGCGAGCCAGCCACGAAAGTATGGTCAGCACCCATCGGCCCCATGTTTGGGCCAGGATGGCGGCCACCACAACCACCGGGATAGATAATGTCAGACGTACATCTAGATAGACACCGGGCAGAATGTGAGCGGATGGGCTGCGCCGAGTTTTTCGACCAGTTGATCGAGGAGGGCAATAACGCCGGTTTTGCTGCGATGCTGGCCCAGAGGCGTCCACCTGGCACGAAGGGGACGGACAGGAATTTCCTTGAAGGCAGCCACCACTGGGCTGACAAGATGGGGAGAACGAACCGGAAGCATATTTTTGAGCAGGCAAAAAAAGCTGGCATATCCACACAGGGCAAGGTCTACAAGGGCGGCATCGGCAAGCCGAATGACCCGATGGCGTGGGTGAGCAGTTCTGGTGACGTGCTTGCGGCCTGCAAGGAGAAGGGGTTTTCCTGTCAGGGAGCGGTTAATTACAAGGCACCAGAGCGCCGGATCAAGAGAAAGCGACTCGCAGACGACCTGGCGCACGGGTACATGCAGAGAGAACTGGCACGCGACCCCTCTTTAAGAGAAAAGGTAAAGAAGAACCCAGGGAAACTAGTAGAGCTAAAAGAGAAGGTCACAGACAAGCATGGCAGCAAGAAGCGGTAAGGCGATATAATGGCAAAAAAGTGGATAGAGAAAGCAACAAAGAACAAGGGCGGTCTTCACCGGTCACTGGGCATTCCAGAGGGGAAGAACATACCGGAGGACATGATTCGCCAGGCAGCAAAGCGTTGTGGCAGGGTGGGTAAGCAGGCCCGTTTAGCCCAGACGCTTAAACGGATGAGAAAGAGGTAATCATGTACGGGCAAAACAGTTTCCTGAGTTCGCTTTCGGGTGGCCAGCGTCAGGGAACCTTTGGCAATTTGGATAGCAAGCTATCGGATGAAGAAAAGAGGTTTCTTGAGGAACTGATCCGCAAGGAAGTAGAAAAACAGAAGCAGCAGGGCGGTCTTTCATCCTTTGGCGGCAGGGGGATGTATTAGTTTGGAATTTCCAGATCGTCTAGGGCACAGTGAGTTTGTAAATTCATTGTTGAACGACAAGATTTACAAGGAGGGGGCTTTCAGCAAGATAGCCCGCAGCATGGGTTTGACGAACGAGGACGCAACGAAGCAGATACAGAGGAACCCACTTCATTTTTCACCGAAAGAGCGTCGTAGTTCGATGCTTGCAGAGGGTCACATTCGTCGTCTTCAACGTGGGTTGAGGCCAAAAGAGGCAATCATAGGAAAGACAAGGAGATTGTAATGCCTATTCAGGTAC